CAATACTCGTTACGTGTGTTGCCATTATGATAGCCGCCTGTAGGGCTCGAGCATCCGTGTTACGTCTGTTGGGATTGCAGGCGCTGCAATGCTTACACCGTCCGCGCTCATGATGCTGCGATCGGTTTCAGCGGTGTTGTCTTTGGCTCGATACATGTACCCCGCCAGCCGTCGCGTTGCCGCTCGGATTGGTGTAGGGCATGTGATGCTGTAAGCAAATCGCCCTGTAACAGATATTGCCGTATCTGGTGTACCTACGTATGTCCAGACGTATGCCGTATTCATCTTGATTTTGATTGCGTAGCTCGGTACGAAATTGGTAGGCAGCAATACGTACGCTTCAGCTGGTATTGTCTGCCCGTTGCCATTTACTACCGTGGTAATCTGGCACAAATCAAAATCAAGTAACAGGGTATTTTGAAACGCATCAACGCGCCCGCCGTACCGAATATCGAGCGCATTGTAGTACCTGGTTGTATCTGCCGCAGCCTCAAACGTTCGATTGGTGAAATTGTCTACTGCTGCCTGGGCTTCAGCGACAATGTCAGACAATAACGAATCATCTGTACCCGATTGTATGCCCAGGTATGATTTTAATTGAGCTACGGTCAAATACGCCATTTATGCGCCTCGCTTCGGCTTGGGTTTTGCTGTTGGTGCTGCCGTTGTCGCTGCTGGCGCTTCTGGCTCTACTGCCTCGGCACGCCCTGTATTAATCAGGTGCTGTGCCTCGCTCGCTGGCAGCTCGATTACCGAGCCGCCAGCGTAGCTACGCATTGAGCCATTAACCATGCAGCTCAAGGCATTTCGTAGCCTGATCTGCATTGTTTAGCCCTTACGGATTCACGCCGTATACAAATGCCTCTGCCTGGGTAACGTCGCCGCCCCAACGTGCCGTAACGAAAATTGCCGTCTGGTAATTTGGCTGGTATACGTACGGGTTGCGGCTAACCTCGAGCCCGAGGTTTTCAACAAACGCGTAATAGCTCCAGTTACCGAAAATAACCGATTTGTTACCCGTGCCGAGCACTGCAATTTTATCTGTAACCGCAATCGGCTTGCCGTACAGGTTATCAATTGAGCCCATAGGCGTTGGTTGGAAGCTGTAGAAATTGCCTTGCAGCGCGCGAATTGCGCCCAGGGTGCTGTTTTGCATAACCCAGCCAGTTGCGTTGCCGTCGTCAACGTACCATGCTGGCAGCTTGTATACGATGTTGTGCACGTCGGTCTGATCGATACCGCTGACGCTTGCCAGGGTTTCGCTTACGGTAGCACGTGTAAGCACGCCGTATGGCTGGCTCGAGCCCGTGCCGTTGATCATGTAATCATTAAGGTGCCGAGCGTACGCGCGCCCGATTTCGCGGGTAAGAAACCCTTCGAGATCCATAGCGTTATCGCGCAACAGCTGATTACTGATTTTCATTGCCAGGCTGGCAGTGTAGACAGTGATTGCCGATTGTGCAAACGTTGGCTCATCGAAATTGGCAGCGCCTGACTCTGCAACAAATGCAAAATTCGCCTTTGCATTCTGATCTGCAATGTCGAAAATCTGACGATCAGTGGTATAGCGCTGAATGCCCAGTTTTGCACCAATCCAGCTCTGATCGCGCTTGTCAATAACCTGATTGTAGAAATCACGTGGTACCAGGAAGCCGCCATTAGCGCCCGTGCCTTCAACCAGGGTTGCCTTAGCTGCTACCTCGTCGCCCGTCTTGAGGTAATGCACAATTGATTCGGATTGTTCGTTGCTAAACCCGCGGCTGGTCAGCTTCTTGGTTGCTGGTGCCTGGCGCGTGCTGTCCACAACCCCGCCTGCTACTGGCTCGCCTGCAGTGTCTGCGAGAATCTCGAGCACTGCCGCTTTCATTTCTTCTTTGTTCATGGTGTTTGTACCCTTTGGTGTTGGTTGTTCCGAATATGCATAAGCGTACGTACGTACAGCGGCTGTTATGCCCTTTGCTGTCGCTTCTACGTCGCTGGTTGCCGTGGTACGTGGCTCGGCTGGTGTTGGGGTTAGGCTGATTTCGCCTACTACCCAGCGCTTCAGCTCTCCAGATTCTCGCACTACTAAATGAGATAACGCGCCTGTTGACAGCCCGAGCGCCCCGCGCTTTACGAGCTGCATAACCTGTTTGGCGTATTTGTCGCGCCTGTCAAGCTCGATTTCAACGTCGATACCGTCGTCATCAGGCGCCCAGGCTTTTACTACCCCAATCTGCCTACGCAAATCCCCGAGGCTGTGATCATAGTACACAGGCATACCGATAAACGAGCGGGTTTCGCCGAGATCGGTTGCAGGTGTAAACGTATCGCCTTGCAGGTCGCGCCCGCCCCAAACAATGCCCTTGCCCTTGAGCGTATACTCTCCAATTGCTTTTACGCTCATTGGTTACCCCGCAATACGTACAACAGCTGGCTTGCGAGCTCTTTTACGTGCTTAGGTTGTTCCATCGGTATTGCTGCCGTTTCTGCCATTGCCTCGAGCATTTCGCCTGGCTCTTCCATTTCTTCAGGCTCTTCAGCTTCTGGCATTTCGGCAGTTGGTGTTTGGATTGCGCGCAACATCCAGCGCAGTTTTTGATGATAGCCTAGCCGATCCTGTAGAAAATTCTGTACTGCAAATTCACCTGCAATGCCAGCAAAATAAATGCCGCCCTGCAAGAGATCGAGCATACGCATATTTTCTAGGGTAATGCTAGCGAGCATCTCGGGTAAGCTGGCTTCTTCTGTCATCGTGTCTACTGGTTGCGTTGCAATCAGTTGGTAGATAGTGGCAGGCGTTTTGAAACCCAGCGCGCGAATGTATTCGGCTGTAGGATCGATGCCCGCCTCGAGCGCCTCGTATAGCTCCCCGAAAAATGCATGATACTGAGGAAAATTTTCGCCCTCTAGATTCCAATGTGCTGCCGAGGCTTTGTACCATAGGCATACATTCGCCCCGAGAATTTCGCGCAATTGCCCTGGCAGGTCTGCAGCCTTGACGCTTCGCACCGCGTCGGTTTCTGCCTGTCGGCTGTTAACCTCTTCGATATCCTGCATATCGTCGCCCAGGTCTGCAAAAACGCCTTTCAGCATATCGGCATGTGCTGCCGTTGCGCTTGCATGCTCGAGCACTGCCTTGCGCGCTGCCTTGATTAATGCGACGTCTGCCGCGCTGTGTCTACTGCCTGCCATGTTGTCACCTCATCCCTAATTAGTGTGATAATACCAAACCCATTATTTGAATGCGTTTTTCACTGCATCTGCAATGACGCGCTGTATAATCCCCGATGATTGCATATCGGCTGCAATGTCGCTGCCTCGCTTCCATCGCCCGCGGTGTATCTGGCTCTGTTGATCGCCTACAACATACTGCGAGTAGGTCGCGGTGCTGATAATCGAAACGTCACCTATTTGCTCTTTCATAATCACGTAAGAATTATTCAGGCGTTGCGTTGATTGCCAGGGTAACCCGTTACCGCGCCCGCGTAGGTATTTTTTCATCTTACCCATAGCGAACATACGCTTCACAAATCGCTCTTGCTTAGCGCTTACCCATTGCATTGAGCCAGCCGCTGGCTCGGGTGGTTTCTCTTTGTTCAGCTTGGTTTTGGCAATGTCTGCAATAACCGCAATCGCTGCCGCCTGGGCTGCCCGCGCCTTTTCGGTTAAATGCAGGGCTGCATTCTCTACGATGATTTTAGTCATACGTCTAACGTGCCTTCTGGGTATACGTCTGGCTCGTATTCCAATATTTGTATGTTTAACGCTTCTTGCGCGTCTATTAAATGCAAATATGGATTATCACCAATGCCAGCCATTACAGATATGTATAATTCTATTTCTGCCAGCAATTGAGAATCACCAATGAGCATTTGTTTTTGCTCATCCCAAAAAACAGTATTAGTGCCTCGTTGTGCTTTAAATATCATTTGCCGCCATCCTTTACTATTTGAGCAAATAGCTCTATTAACCCTGTATCTTTGTCTGTTGGTTTCAATGAAATATGATCTATAGCTGTAGTAAGCACTTCACAATATTTGCCGCTCTGTTTTATGATTCTTTGATCGGCATATATGCGAAATGTGTATGCACTGTCTGTAGCATCTAAATATGTGTTACCTGTTGCCCCGATGTTTTGTGATCGTAAACTTACTGGTTTATCGCCAGCTGTGCGCATGTCACCAAAATCATCTGTAGCGCGAATGCCATAACGCATACTATCCTGCAATGCATGCATAGATTCATGCACAATTGTTGATGCATCAGCGTTTTTATGTCCGCTCATTATTCCGCTACCCATTGAGCCAGATGTGGTATCAGCACCTGTACGAGCTTTGTACGTTATATCAATTGGCTTGCCTGTATCAGGCGCAATGCCTACTGATAACTGAATTAAATCGGTTATTCGCGCCTGATCAGCTTTGCTCAATTTTGCACCTGCAAATGATACATTTGCAGTTGCAGGTGTTGGGTGTTGCAAATCCTTTAGAACGGTACGGTATACCGCTTCTTCTCGAGCTTCTAACGTTGTTTGTAATGTTTGCTGCCTTGCGAATTCTGCCCAGTATGCTTTACGTGCCGCTTCGTATTCAGGCGAATTAAAACCAAATGTTTTACCTGCTTGTGTTTGTGCTTGCTCTAATTGTGTTTGTGTACCGCCAACACGTCGCCAGTTTTTGGCGTCTCTAGCATCTTGCGCCAAATCGGCAGGTACCGCGTCTTTAATATGCTGTGCAATCTCGGCAGCGCTTCGCTGCAGTAGTGGCACCTCAACAGGCGCTGCAATGCCTAGCGCGTCGTCTGTGGTCAATTCCTCTACAGGCGTTTCGGCTGGCTGTGTGATGCTGTCAACATACTCGAGCCCCGTATCACAACGGCAGTTAACGTGTGCTGGCGCGCCCTGGCTAATATCCTGATCACCTGTGTACACTGATGCCCAGAGATCATCGGTTAAGCCGTCAAGGGCTATGCACATATCACAAACTTTGCGATCCTTTTCGGTGTTCCAAATACGCACTACCGAAATGCCGTTCGCGCGTGCCAGGTCTCGCACCTGCATTGTTTGCTGTGATGCCGCGCGGGTTGGCTCGGTAAACGCAATTCGGCTGGCTCGTAACTGTCCAAACATCGATAGCTGCTGCATGATGTCGGTAGCCGTCGTGCCAGGCGTTACCATGGTGTTTGCTATTACTTTGTCAACGTAGGTTTTTTCGGTTGCGCTCAAATCGATGAGAAATGGATTCCAGTATTTATCGAGGTACGTAGCCCCGTGTGCTTTAATCCCTTGCTCTACCAGGGCTGCCGATTGCTCATCAGCCATGCCCCGTATAGGCTGTACGCGCTCGGCTCCCGCGTCTAGTACGGTATCAGCTACCGATTTGTCTAGTATGTTGCGTAGATCGGTATCGATGCCGCTGTAATCGCCTGCCGCAATCTTCTGGCTAACGTCTATGTTGCGTTTCTCGAGCTTCTTTACGATGCTCTTGTATACCTTTTGCTCACCTGGCGACATATCCGCGTAGGTAAGCTTCAGCGAATCAAACAGGGCTACGATTTCATATTTTTTTTTTACGTCGCTTAATTCGGTATCGATATAATCCAGCATGTATTGTGGCAGCACGTCGCTGCTGAATTTTACCGCGGCTGGCTTGCCTGGCTTGTATCGTGCCAGTGCTTTTGTCTGGTACCGCTCGAGCTCTTGAGCGCGCTTCTGCGCTGTGTCTGCTAGTGCGGTGCGTTCATCTGGCATTGCAGGCTGTGCGTTCGTTACAGGCGTGCCAGTGTCAACGTTTACGCCGCCGTCGGTATCCTGTTGGATAACAGCAGGCAGCCCTAACGCTTCCTCTATGTTATCGTAGCCCAGCTGTTTCATTGCGGCAGCCAGTGGTAACCCAGCTTGTACCAGCAATACCAGGCTATTTGCCCGCGCTGCCTCGTCTACTTGAAACACATCAAGTTTTTCAGGCAAAAACTTAAACTGATATTTTAGCGTACGAAATAATTGCTCGTTAAGCACGCGCTCGTAAAATGCCAGCCTGGGTACAATCGTTTCACGCCAGAAACTTTGCCGATCGCTGTCAGCGGTTGCATAGTTTGCCGCGCTGGCTTCAATCATGGTACGAGGTACCCCAAACGTGCTGACGATGTTCATTACCGCGCGCTCTTGGATTGGTACCATATCCATTTGATCGAGCGGAAATGTCACAATCTGGGCATTCACCTGCCCGCGAAAAAAGAACGTTTTAAACGCGTTGCCTACGTTTTCTACGTAGCGCGTCCAGTGGCTTTTCATTCGCTCAAGCTCGGGAGGCGTTACGCTCTTATCGAGGCTCAACACCAATGCAGGCTGTGCACCGTGCTCGAAAAATGCCGAGGCAAACCGTTCGAGGTAATACGCAAGCTGGGCAGATTGCAATGCTACCCGCGCTGGGCTTACCTCTTCGTTAATATCGTTTTTGATACTGGGCTCATGAAAATACACAATATCGGCTGCTGTCCAGGTAGCATGTACCTGCCCGTCGATCTTCTGGGTAAATCGCAAGCCTGTGAGGTAATCGGCACCCTGCATATATTCGGGATGAAACGTAACCTCTACCGATCGCGGATTAATGAATTGAAACCCGTACAGCACGCGCCCGCGATATAAACGCAACCAGAATGCGCGCCCTACCAACATAAGCGCGCGCTCGGTTTGCTGTATGAGATTCTCGAGCGGTGTAGAAAATGGATAATCGACAGGCAGCCCAGCGCGTAGCAATTCATACGGTACGGTACCCAGCGCATCCGCTCGCAAGTTAATTGCGCGGTAATACATTGGTACTTTTTCGTATGCATCCAGGGTGCCGTATAATTCGCCTGCCTTTTTGGCAATGCTATACCAGCCTGGTATTGCCTCGATTGCTTTATATTCCATGCCTGGCACCTCTGTCTGTATCGCTATATGAAATCGTACAACACTTGCCCGCTGGCAAGCATTTCTACAGCACCTGAAACCGCGTCAACCATATCGTCATGCTGCCCGTGTGGAAATGATAGGCATTCATCAATGAACTGGGCTACCCAATCGCCTCGTACTACTCGTACCATGCCTTGCTCGGCTCGCACTGCCCAGGGCATTGCCCGCTGCATTTTATCCCGTGTCACCACATAGCCCTGTAGTGATACGTTCGCTAATTCAGGCATACGCCTGATATCTTGCAGCGCGCCTAAACCTGCCTGGGCTTGCTCTATCCCTTGCATAGTATCGTATTGCTCGGTTTTCATGGTATCAACCATAATTTTTCGTACGTCAGGAAATTCGGCTTTAATCCTGATACCGTCTGCAATGTATAGTGTTCCCTGATCATCAAACGCACATCGTACGCTTGCTGTATAGTCTGCAGTTTCTCGTACACTGGTTGCCGTATCCCAATACCGAAACCATGCCAGCCCCTCGGGTGCGCGCTCGATAACGGTAAACCAATGCCGTTTAAATAGCGCGCCTGCCATATCAACGAATTCGCCTTCTACCTCTTGCCGAAATTGTTCGCTGGTATACGATTTCTGCAGCGTATCAATAAACGAGCTGGGTAAAAATACATTGTCTGCCGTTTTGCTGTGTATGATTTCGTAGTCGGGATCCCCTGACGTCCACAGGTCATAAATCCAATCACGCCCGCGCGGTGTAGTGGTAACCCATGCCCTGGCTGGCTCTTCTCGCAATGTTGCAATAGCAATTGCCCAGGTATTGACAGGTACGAGCGCTGCCTCATCTACCCATAGCCAGCCCAAATTAGCACCGCGTAGGCGCTCGGGATTCTCTGCAGATCGTAACAAAATGGTACGGTTACCATGCAGCTTAATCGTGCCAGTGCTGATGTTTTCCTGTACGAGTATTTTTGCCTTGCGCGCAATGTCGAGTAGCATCTTGCGCGCCCCGTCGCGTAGCATGGCATTTGTAGGCGCAATGATCATGCCCGTGCTGCCTGCTGGCTGGCGTAACACCTCAATTACCCCTGCCCTGGTTTTACCGCTGCCGCGCCCGCCTATGAATGCCCGAAACCTGGCGCTACTCCGGAAGAATGCGAGTTGAGGCGCTGTCGATTCGGTCTGCTTCAATAAACGCACTGGGTTGCTGGTCTGCGAATCGGTGTACTGGCTCATTGCCTATCTCTACTACAAAATCAGTAGCCTGTTGGTTTGCTGGCGCTTCGTATTTCTCTCGATACTTTTCAGGCTTTAAGCCCTTCAGTAAAAACATAGCGAGTAGATCGGATTTGCGCGCGCGCTCTGCTACGTCCATCTCGAGCCGCTCGGCTGCCTCATCTATTGCCTCGTGCCATTGCTCCCTAACGTCAGGGCGTTCGTTATACGCCTTTCGCGCGGTCTTACGGTTAATGCCTACATACTCGGCAGCTGCTGTAACGTTACCCCATAAACTGAGGTGCCGTATAAACACAGGCAGCCAGGCGTCAACGTCTAGGTTAGTGGTACGCGCCTCGCGCCCGTCGCTGTATTTCAATACGATTGTGTCAGGTCGTACGTATGCTTTGCTGCTTACTGGCTTTACTTTTGGCGCGTTCAGTGGAGGTCGCCCGCGCGGTCTGGGCTGCTGCATAGGCATATCGGGTTTTCGTTTTGGTCGCCCTGGCTTGCGTTTCATCTTGCCGTGCAACGGTAAAATTTCTTCTGGTTGTTCGCTCATGCATTTACTCGATTTCGGTAACCGTAATAATTCGCAGGGCAGCATTCGCCAGCGCGTTAATCATTAGCATGCCCTGTGCAAATTCACCCCAGGCAGGATCACCCGACAAAATCATGCTTATTGTTGCAATTGCGGTTGTGATGTTGAGCCAAATTACGCGGCTCTTGTACCATGGCTTTTTTGTCATTGTCCTACCATCCTATTCACTAGCCACATAATTACACTGATCAGGCTTGCAATAGCTGCAACGCCTCCCCAAATCTTGCTAATTGATTGCTCGAGCTCTGCAAGCCTGCCCGCGAGCTCTTTAACCTCGGCACGCATTTCTATTTCATTTGCCTTGATTGCGGTTTCGTTCGCTCGAGATAACCGCAATAGGTTGTCAATCTTTTCTTCTAGCCTGGCTAGCTTTACCTCTATTGTGTCTGTCATTCCGTCACCATGTAGGTAGCCAGGATTGCATAGAATTGCTGCCATGGAAAATTATAGGGATCGTATTTGCCCTTGGTATCAATACCCGCGTGTGAGGTAATCATTTGGATTGGGTACGCGTGCAACCATCTCGCTACAACCTGGGCTGTGCTCTCGATTTGTGCGAGCGGGTACAAATCGGGTTTTGTTTTGCTGCCCGTGTTGCAAATCTCAATGCCGAGGCTGGCAGCGTTTGGCGCCCCGAGGCTGCCTACTTTGCTGTTACCGCAATGGTACGCTATGACGTCGTCAGGTACCATACGGGTACGCGCGCCTGTCTTAGAAATGTAGTAATGAATGCTTACCCCTGCTGGGTTGTTTTGCAGGTAGGCAATTTCGTTTGCATCGTTGCCGCTGCCGCCTGTATGGTGTAGCACAATGACGGTTGGTAGCGCCTTGCGCTTGCCGCCTGTGCTCGAGGCTGGTACGTTTGATTCTGGGTATTGTGTCATACTGGCAGCCCCTGAAACCGTTCAATCATCGTGGCAGTAACCGTGCCGTTTTTGTTGTTCACCATGAAATACAATTTACCCTGTAGTACTGTGAGGTTACCGTGGCACCCGTCATTAAATCGCAACAGCTGCCAGGGCTGATCCATAGCTTTACGGTACCAGCAATGTATACCGAATTGCCCCGCTGGTACCTGGGCATTGCTCATGCTCGTTGCAAACCATTGCCCTGCTTTATCGATCACTACAAACGTAGGCGTTGCCGTATAGGTGCCGCCAGGTATACCCAGGTCAAATGCTTTTGGTAATGGTGCTGGCGCTTTTGGTGCTGTCATTGCGTGCCCCTTATCTGTATTGGTACGAGTATAACAAATCAGTTACGCCAGCGTTCTAATAGGCTCTCTCGCTCGGCTTGCGCGTCTTTGATGCGCTGCTGTACGTTTGCTAGCCAGCTCGGGTAAAACAATTCGGTTGAGCTTCTGTCTCTATCGTCTGGGTTGTCTATCCAGTGCTGTATTTGTTTTGCCTTGCCCTGCCAAAATTGCAAATCGTGCTCTACCCGTTTAATCTGTGCAAATATCTTTTCTTTGCTCATTGCTGTTGTTCCTGTATTGCCTGCCAGGCGTCGCCGTAATGAATGCCGCAAATCTCGTTCACTGCCTCGGCATACAATCGAATTGCAGCCTGTGCACCTGTTGCGCGTCGTAATTGCACAAAATGCCATAACGCTTGCTGTGATGCTGTCCAGTAAAAACGCGTGTATGTTGACAATGGCAGAATTATACGCGCCTCTTCTTTTGCAACGCCTAACCTAATCATTCTGTTATAGGCTTCTACAGCCTGATTCGTTACGGCTTTCATTTGTTCGCGTAGCGCTTCGCTGTCTTCATGGTACCCTGCAGCGCCCTGGTGATTGGTGCTTGATTGGTAATGTAGTGCTTCGGGTATATAAAATTTGTCTACCAGGCTATACCGCTGGCTGAGCTCATTCCAGCCTGTATCGATGAAACTGTACGAGCTGCCTACAACATGCTTATACCATTGCCGCGCTATGAATTCTGGGCAGCTTATATGCAGGGTAATAGGGCTGTGTCGGTATGGGCTCCAGTGGTTTTCGCGTGCCAGTGATCGCAGTAGCTTGCCATCCCTGGCTGCCGTGCTCTCGAGTGTGTCGCGCGCGTAGCTAACCCGCGCGCTTCGTACCGTCTTCTGTACAGGGTGCATTTGCATTGCGTCGATGAGCTCTACGCACCCGTGCTGTTTGTCAACGTCGATGTACAAGTTATCTAGCGCCATTGTGCTACCCCTTCGCTGTTAATCTCGAGCCATTGCGCCCAGCACCCTTGCGACGATTTCCAATGACGCCAGCCTTTGCCGTTATCCCATAACCGTACAAACGCTGCATACTGATTTGCTGGGCTGTCTAGCTCGGCATTGGTTTTGCCCATTAACCAATTGTAGGTACTATCGTTAAATTGAAATAGCCCGCCGTCATTGGTTTCTGATCGAGCCCAGCGCGTATACGTGCCGTAATTATGCCCGTCGCCTGACTCGCAAGAAATGATAGCCAGTGCCTCGGGTGTTACCTCAAACGGCTCGGTATGGCAGGCGCTGCCGTTGCATACCAGGTACCAAAATAATACAATCGTGCTCATGCTTTTTTCTCTCTCTCTTGTAAATACCTCTCGATATACGTTTCTATCTTAGCTTTTATGTCTGCAACATTTTCGTTTTCGAGCGTTGCATACATACCGATATTGAAAATTTGTGCCGCGTGTTTTACTTGCGTTGGGTTTGCATATACAAGCGTTGCAGCTGGCAGTGCATCAAATCGCATTGCAGTGCCTGTGTAGATTGTTGTTAGTACAGATATTTTTGGTTTATCTGCCCAGACAAACCAAAATCCCTTTATAACTTTGCTCTGTATTGGGGTCGGTTTTGCCTTGCTCATTCTTCTGTATCCCGTTCTATGGTGATCGGCTCGCCCTGGTAATAGGCTGGCATGGTTAACCCTTTCTCCCATGTGTGCTCGCTGGCTCGCAGGTGATTTAGGTTGTATAGCAAATCTTCGTATGGCTGCTGGGTATCGTGTGCAAACTTTACGCACATTTCGAGCCAGTAATCAAATTCGATATTTTGCCGTACCGATTGCAATTGCAGTTGCAGTGATTTGTTCACGTACATTGCTGCAATAAATCGTAGGCTGTAGCGTTTCTGCAATGTGCGTTTGGCGTATATCTGTATCGATGTCGGTTGGTTTGCTGTCGGCTTAATCTCTACCCATTCGGATTGCTTAGCCCAGCGTCGATCAACCAGTATGCCATTGCCTACATACACCTCTTGTTTGTGCCAGCTCGGCATTACTTACCAGCCTTTCTATAATTTCGGTATGGTACCTGTACCCGCTTAAACGCCCAGCCCTTCGATGCTAAAAATTTACGCATAACATTATCGGTACAGCGTAGTAATTCGCGCGCCTCTCGCACCGTTTTGGTTGCGTACCATTCAGGATCAGTAGGGAAATTCAGCATGTCAGATGTTGAATATTCATTCTCGGTTTTTAGGTAGGTAAACCCGTGCCTACGCATAAAATACCGTACCTGCTTTTGGTTGGTACCCAGCTCGGTAATCAATTCAGCCATGGTACGAGTAGCGTAATACTCGGCACTGGTTGGAAATGGCAGCGGTGCCGCCTTGGGGTATACGAGCGT